GCTAAAGAACCATCGATACTGCCGAGCTTCGCAAGACGCTGATTGATCGTTTGATCATTCAGGTCGATACCGATAGAACGGAGACGGCGGCGTATGAAGCCACCGACTCCTTTCTGAAGGTACATGTTCGCATCGGGCTCCTTGCAGGCAGCCCGATCTATTTTATTGTTCTTCGGAACAGAAAACAAACCGTTTCCGTATACCCGACGAAACCATCTGGTTTCATCGCCATACGTTTCCTGCATATAACGAAGCCATGGTCCGCAAGTTTTAACTGCGTGCACGGCTAAGTCGTAAGCAGGAGCTGTAACGGTTGCTTGCCCAGCGATCTTCTTAAACGGCGCTGCATCCTGCAACTTGAACCCTTGTGAGGCTCCATTGGAGAATGAACAATCGTTCAGGAAGTGAGATTCAAAACCCGTAAGCAAGTTTGCCACAAGGGCCTGAGCAGTCTTGAGTATACCACTCAGTACGCCACTTTCGATATGAGAGTAGTCGTATCCGTTGCTGTTTTGGATTTTGCATCTTTGATCACTATCCATAAGTTTGGCATATGCCAATTCCTTACGGCGTGCGTCCGTATTACTGTCTCCTAGCGAGGGATGTTTAGTTAAACATTCATCACGAAGGTAGGCAAGTCCATCAAAGTCTGGAGAATGAGGATCAGAAGACCCCATATCCAATGACTGAAGATAGACGTGAAATCGGACAGCACAATCGCGAGTGCGATCCATACATAGAGTCTTTTCGATCTCTGTGAATCGGAACATAGGTTTTCCTTATGTTTAATTGCTTTCTGACCCAATGCTGAAGAACTACGCCTTAGGCGTAGAACCCACTCTGTGAAGAGATGGCATCAGCAACCGGGTTCCCAATCTTGAAGAGACCAGCGAGTGACTTGGAAATAAGAGTCACGTCGTCAGTCGCCGCAAAGATAGGGATGGTCAGGTCGATGGAGGCAAAAGCCTTCCATGCGGAAACAGGCAGCTCAACGCCATTAACTGTTTGGGTAACGATTTTCGGTACCTCCAGCTTAATGGTGTATTTGCGCTTGTCCGCGCCTGACGCACGATAACTGGCAGTCACGCGATAAGCTTGACTGCGCGAGTTATTAGAAAGCCACTCAGCGACGCCGTTGGCATTGCTAACAGGAACGACAGTAACATTCCCCGTACCGCCATTATCGACGAGTACGAAACTACGTAAAGTTGCCATGTGGCTAACTCCGATTTACCTTTTCAGGCGTTGGTTAATTAATGCGAGCGCATTGGCCATGTGAAGCCCACTAAGTGGGGATTTCACGTAAGGCATAGGTGTTGGAAAGGAGTAGAAAGTCGATCTGTCATACGCTTTCGCATATGCAGATAACTTTGCTGTTCCCGACCAGCCTGATGCTTTTATGGTTGCGTTCAATTTAGATTCGAGTTGCCA